GTCTGGGTGGTACTACAACTCCTACACAGTCCCGTGCTGTAGTGGAACAGGAAGATGAATATGAATCTTACAGCAAACCTGTAAGTCGTGAAGATAAGGTAATGGAAGAACTTGAAGATTCTTACAATCGTTCCAAGTCTCCTTCACTTCCCAAGATCACTTCGGATGATGAAGATGAAGATGATGCACTCTCATATTTCCAAAAATTGGCTGAAGAGTGATTATTCGTAAAGTCTAATATTATCTCCTCTCTTAAGGTTCTCAGAAACATACTGCTGAGAACCTTTTTTATATGGCATAAATTCTGCTATATCATCAAATACAACACTTAAGTATCTTGGTTTTAGTGTGTAAATATTTCTCTTGCTATTTTCTAATTCTATTTCATACTCATAGTTTGTAACTGCAACAGTGAAGTTACTTGCTTCTTGGTATTGCCCATTATCATAGTACTGAAGATTAAACTTTTCATCTACAATTAATTCTCCAGGAATGATTATAGTTCCATTTGAGTCTTTAATTTCAGTTGTTTTCCAGTGTTTGATTCCATTATAAAGAGTATTATAATCATTATATTTGTCTAAAACATACTTATCAAACGTATCTTGAGTCATTGGCCATTCTGATTTAACGTCAAGAATATTATTGGAAAGGAGAATTACCCAATCTAATGTCTCATCATTATACAGTTTATATGCAACATTATCCGGTCTTTCGTCACCAATAATTTGATACTTTTCAAAGAACGCTAAATTTTCAAAAATATCATCACGAAGTTTTCCTCTCTTGAAAAGATTTTTTACAAGAGTATAGTCTGAAAGATTTTTTCCATCTTTTGTACGATTAATATACGCAAAGTCTGGAACTTGTCTGAAGTATGATGCCATTTTAGTAACCTATTGATGCTTCGTTTTTTGTTCCACCATTGTCTTTATAATCATCATCATAGATTGGTTCAAGTTCACTGAAGGATAGTGTAAGATCATATTGAGTCATCGAACCATCTTCATATGTTGCATAGTTTCCTGCAGGAGTATAATTTACTGTACAGGAAGTTAGAGCACATTCTTTAATTTTATTAATCCAAGGATGCTCATCTGTTCCACCAAACATATATTTAATTTCAAAAGTATTTGGAGATTGTAGGAATAATCCAGTATCTGCTCTTTTTACAGACATTCCTTGTTTAAAAAATCTTATAATATTACGAATTGTTTTTGCTTCTTCGGGTTCTCTTGCAGATAAACTAAAAGAAAAACTAAAAGTTCTTAAATCTGGCCCATCAAACAATAATTCCATATTTGGATTTTCAATTGCACCAGTAACTCTTGTTAATAGTCCTTTTACACCAGCTGCTCTACCGGCAACGAGAGCAGCAAGTCCTGACTTAATACTCTGGTTTCCTGCTGATATTCCAGAAGCTATGGATGCTAGTTCTGACGTAGTTTCTGCAAAATTATTAGTATCAGTTATTGCCTTCATAGCAACACTTGCAGCCATTCCTTGAAGAGTACTCATATCAGCCGAACCCCACTTAACATTATTTGAATCAGAAATGCTTGGTTGTATTGGAAGAACTACTGTGCTTCCTCTTCTTGTATCCGATATAGATCTATTTTCTTGTATATCTAATGTGGAAGAACTAACAGTTAATTTTTTTGGTACATATTTCAACATTGTAAATTTAATACAATCTTGCTTTGGATCCATAGTAATTGGATATCTTAATAAAGAGTTGTCTGGATATTCATTTATTCCTCTTGTTCCTTCTCTATTTCCTATACTTATATTATTAAGTGATTCTGCTCCTGCATTTCTATTTTCTTCATTATATGGTGCTTGTTGATCTCCTGTTTCTGTTGATGCGTTAGATGAAGCAGTATTTTGATTTAATTGTAAAGTTTTTGCTTGCTGTTCTGGAATTCCTGCTTTTTGGGCAGAGTCCTTAATAAAAGTATTGGTATTAGTTTTTAAAACACCTTCTTGAAGAGATTTTCTTGCATCAACACCTAATACATAATTACCATCTTTATCTTTAAGATATTCCCAGGTTTTTCCTCCGTCAGGAGTTTTTGCAGCAGGAACATAATTTCCTGGTGTCGGTGAGTAATTTAAGGTAGTAACTCCTCCATTAACTTTTCCTTGAGAATCTTGAGTTACTGTAGTTGAGGTATAGAAATAAAGATTAGTTTGATTAGTTCCAACTCTTGCAGTATATGGTAAACTGTTTATAGGTGCTGCTGAAGCCATCAGAACTCTCCCCCATTTACAGAAGGATTAATCATCTCAATTTTTTGTAGAGTATGAGACATTTATGAGAGAGTTTTTATTTATTTAGACGGAATTTTGCATAAGGTATAGAGAGTAACTCATCTAACTCATTATACTTAACGACGTGAAGTTTTCCTGCAACTTCTTCCCAGGTATATTGTCTTGACTGTCTCCAGTGAAAATTAATTGCTTTGAAACCCCATTTCTGAAGTTCGATACAAGCAATTAAAGGATGCTGGTCGTATTCAATTTCTGGTGTCTTTGGATTGTAAATGAAGGTATAAAACTTTCCTGGTTCTGGATATAATACTTCTTCCTTTAATGCATCCATTATCATTAACATTAAGTCTTCTGGATCACTGGTTCCACTTTGAGCAATTTTTCTTTTTAACTCTCTGACTCTCACACTTGTTGATGATTTTTCTGCGTATTGTCCGAAACCTTCTGCCATTATTTGATACCCAACTCATCTTCTGTAATGACTTTAAACTCAAGCATTCTATCCGCACACCACTCTTGTGCTGCTTTCCACTTTGCTTGATTGACTGCATATGTCCTACATTCGTATAGATATGATTTTGTCACTCTTGATTTTTGCTTTGGTGGAAGTGTTTGTTTCTTGGGTTTTACTTCAATCACATAAGTCTTAATTCTCCCAGACTCTTCTTTTACTTTAATAAGATAGTCTGGAAAGTATCTATGAATACGATTATCAACTGGAGACACATAAGAGATACAAAACTCTTCTGATGCCCAAGATACTATACTTGGATTATGATCGCAATAATAACAAAAGCGTCTCTCCCAACTGCTTCTGCAAATGATGTTTGAAGCATCACCTTGGTATTTTTCTGGATAAGATGGTTTGTAGATACTCTTAATACTTTCTGCCATTTTCCAGCATACATAATATATCAGTAAAAGTATTTATAGATGGCTCAGACTGCGCCAAACCCCACTGTAAGAAATGTTGATTTTTTAAAGACGAAGATAATGCAACCAGCATTAACTTCGCATTATGAGGTTTATATACCAGCACCCCCAAAGGCAAAATCTTTTATTGATAAAAGTATATTTCCATTTGATATTACAACAAGTCTTACTATTTCTTGTTGTGAGGCATCTCTACCTGGATCAAATTTAACGACTCACGAATTAAACAATGACTTTACAGGAGTCACTCAAAGACACGCATATAGAAAAATCTATGATGATCGGTCAGATTTTACTTTTTATGTAAATCAAGGATATGACCAGATTAGATATTTTGAGGCTTGGATGAGATATATTTCTGGCGAACAAGTATCTGGTGCCGAAAAAGTTAGCAATTTTTATCGTATTCGTTATCCAAATGATTATAAGTCACCGATTATTAGTATAGTAAAATTTGAGAGGAATACTGGTACGAAGGAAAAGGCAAATAAGATGGAATATAAATTTATTAATGCATTCCCATTATCTATTTCTTCAATGCCGGTTTCTTATGAATCATCGCAGTTACTTAAGGTAACAGTATCATTTACTTATGATCGTTATGTTGCAGGTAATACTGCATCAAATAAATCTGACGGAGAACCTGCTGCACCATCAACTGCTTCGGGAGTTCCTAATCCATATCAATTAACTCCAGAATTCCAAGCAGCTGCAAATGCTGCATATTCACAAAACCTAAATCTTGGAAATTATTCTGCCGGAACTTTTAATAATACTAACTTCTCCGATATAAATGACCCAACAAGAGTTTTTGAAAATGCACAGATAGAACAACTTTCAAATCAAGCATTCTCTGGAAACTTTAGTCTTTTCTAACTAAATAAGATACCTGAATTGTTTTAGGAGATTATGCCTTTACCAAAAATTGCAACTCCAACATATGAGTTGGAGTTACCATCAACCGGACAAACCATAAAGTATAGACCATTTCTAGTTAAAGAAGAAAAACTTTTAGTTATTGCATTAGAATCTGAAGATACAAAACAGATTACTACTGCAATTAAAACTGTAATTAAAAACTGTATAGAAACTAAAAATATTAAAG